TCCTGGACTTGTTCGCCGAGTTCAATCCGCGCCTGATCCATGCCGAAGAGGGCGGCCGCTCGATCGGCAAGAAGGCCGAAGGTTTTGTTCCATGGGGAACATGGCGGGGGAGGCCGCAAACGTGAGCGATTTTGCCGACGAGGCCAGCGACATCACCGAGCGCGATAACGAACGCGCGCTGGTGGCTCACCGGAACCGTCGGCGCGAGATTCCGAAATGCGAGTTGTGCGGCAAGGCTGCAGAGGTTTTTCAGAACGGTGCGTACGGTCGATTCTGTATCGATTGCCGCGCCGAGGCGCTTGGCGATCTGCTCGCCGAGTGAAATTCACGAGTAGGAGTAGACCGATGAAATTCGCGTTTAACAGGCAGTGCGTTTTGGAATATTGCAACGTCACACGCGGGCACAACGATGGCGATCTGCCTTCGTATCACCTGAAGTTTTCGTGCGACGCCATCCCGGCCGAAGCCGCGGCGTTCGCCATCGGTGGGCGCTCGGAAGGCGAGATCGAGCAGGCGATGTTCGCGAAGGACGAGCCGCGCTTCCGCTATCTCGATTCGATTCCGACGCCGCGCCAGTTCGAAGCGCAGCACATGCTGACGATCAACGATCTCGAGCCGATGCGCGTGATCAAGCTGCACAAGATCGAGCTCGCGCCGAATCAGTCCGGCAAGAACTTCTCTGGAAGCTTCAGCTGCAGCATCGAAAACCCGGACGGCGAAACGCTGTACGCACTGGGCCACATGATCCATAAGTCGGTGCAGATCACGCTTGAACACGATCGCAAGGACCTGGCGGATAAAGCGGACGAGTCGGCGGCGAAGAAAAAGCCTGCGGCCGTCACTAAGCGCGAAGGCGCGGAAGCGAACGGCTCGGCGCCGGCGGTCCACTGATCGACGCATGAACGCAGCAGTCCGCAAACCGAAGCGCGCGAAGAGACCGGATCGTCCGGTATATCTCCGCGCGCAACGGGTTGTGATTCCGGAAACCGGCGAAGAGCGCATGGCGCTTCTCGCCGAGACGGAATGGGATGCGGCTGCACTCAAGTCTCGCGGGATCAAGCGCAACGTCGTCGTGCGGGCAATTCTGCAGCGGCCGCGCAATGGCTGGATGCACAAGGTTGCTCACGTCATGGGCGGACTGGCGAAGGAAAACATCGAAGGGTTCGAAAGGCTAGAAGCGCACGATGCGCTGAAGCAGCTGCAGCGCGAATCAGGCATCTGCTGCGAAGAGCACGAAATAGACGCCACGCCGGTCGTCAAGGCTGTGCTGGCGTCCGTGCTGGCTGCGATCGAAGTATTCATCGGCGCGCCGGCGCGGAAGATGGTCGAAGAGGGCATGGAAGATGTCACGCCAAGCATCAGCACGCTTCGGATCAAGGAAGCGCTCTCGATCGCTTATGACTCCATGGACGAGATCGAATTCGAACGGCTCGTCTTCGGTATTTGCGATTACATCCGCAAAACGTATGACGGCATTCCGCCGGAAGCGCTCGAAGAGATCATTCGCAAGGTCGAAGAGAATCGGCCGGAAGAATCCGCGCCGATTGGGAGCGCGGCAGCATGAAGACGCGGAACGCTCGAAAGTTCGACCGCTTCGAATCCGAGCACTTATCGCTGGTGAAGCTGGTCGCGTGCGTGACGTGCAATGCGCAGCCTCCAGGCGAAGCTCATCACATGGAACAAGGCCGGCATTGGACATGTATCGCTTGGTGCGTCGAGTGCCATCGCGGCAGCCAAGGATGGCATGGCACGAAAGTGCGGCAATTGAGCGCGAAACAAACCGAGCTTGATTGCCTCAACGAAACGCTCCGGCGTGTAGCCATGTTGCAAGCCGGCATCAACTATCAACCGACCGCCACGAAGCAAATTCGCCAGCGTGGCGGCGATCTGTCATCCAACAAAATCATTCCGAGGGCAGCATGAACATTCAGCTTGGCGCGAAAGCGCGAGACAAAGTGACCGGATTCGAAGGAATCATCATCGGTAGGTGCGACTATCTATACGGATGTCGTCAATATGGACTTGTCCCATCCGCAAAGAAGGGTGAGATAGGAGGTACGCAATGGTTCGATGAAGGACGCGTTGAAGTCATTGGACGTGGCATCTTGCCGAGCGATGTACGGGTCGAGCGTAACGGTGGTCCTAATCGGGACGCGCCAGCATGAGAACCTTTCAAACCTTCCAATTCGACGGCGCGATGCGAACGATTGCCGAAATACGCGCGATTGTTCCTTGCCTTGGTGTGAGCACCATCAAGGCGCATTTAGCAGCCGGCCGGAACACCAAGCAGGCGATGCTCACGCATGATTCGAGCCGCGGTCGTGCAAGCAAATCGCGTTCAAACGGCGCGAAGCTACGGGCGCAGTCGTGGAAGCAGGCGGGGATGGTCAGATGAGCAAGATTGTTCTGACTGTTTACGGAAGTCCTGCGCCACAGGGCTCGAAGAAATTCGTCGGCATTGCGAAGAGCACGGGCCGCGGAATACTCGTCGAATCATCCAAGAAAGTGAAGCCGTGGCGACAGGACGTGAAGGCCGCTGCACGCGTCATCGCCGAAGGTCATCAGCCGCTTGACGGAAATATCATCGCGCGGATGGTGTTCACGGTGCCGAAGCCGGCAAGTGCGCCCAAGCGCCGTCGGACATGGCCGAACAAAAAGCCGGACGTTTCGAAGCTATGTCGCAGCACTGAAGACGCGCTGGTGGATGCTGGATTGATTCTCGACGACTCGCGCATCGTCGGATATTCGCGACTTGCGAAGGTGTTTCCAGGCGAGGACCCGGAAGCGCTTCAATCGCCTGGCGTGCGCATTGAAATAGACCTGATTGAAGATGTCGAAGCGCAGGAAGGCATGAGGGCTGCGGCATGAACTACGAAACGTTTATTGCCGGAAAGCTCGCGCGCATTCCTCCGACCGGAATAGATGGTTACGAATGCGCAATGTCTGGACTATTTCCACACCAGCAATCTCTAGTGACATGGGCTGTTCGCCGCGGTCGCTGCGCCATTTTCGCAGATACAGGACTAGGCAAGAGCCGGATGCAAATTGCGTGGGCCGATGCTGTGCAGCGCCATATTGGCCTTCCCGTGTTGATCCTAGCGCCTCTGGCAGTCGCCGCGCAGACGGCAGGCGAGGGCAAGGCGATGTGCATACCGATCAAGGTGTGCCGCGATCAATCCGAAATTGGCGATGCGCGAATCGTCATCACTAACTATGAACGGTTGCACCGTTTTGATCCATCCGTGTTCGGTGCGGTTGTGCTGGACGAATCCAGTTGCATCAAACATTCTGATTCCAAGACCCTCAAGCGGCTGATCGAGGCATTCTCGCAGACGCCGTTCCGGCTTTGCGCTACCGCAACTCCGGCCCCGAATGATTGGACCGAGTTAGGCACGCACGCAGAATTTTTGGGCATCTGCACGCAACAGGAAATGCTTGCTGAGTATTTTGCACATGATGGCGGGGATACTAGCAAGTGGCGCCTGAAAGGCCACGCGCGCGAACTGTTCTGGCGTTGGGTCTGCACTTGGGGTGCCATGATTCGCAAGCCGTCTGACCTTGGCTTTGACGACAGTGCATACAACCTGCCGTCATTGCATACGCACGAGCACGTCCTTACCTTGACGCAAGCGCAAGCGCAAGCGCAAGGCACACTGATGGCGCTGGAAGCTTCCACGCTAAGCGAGAGGCGCTCCGCAAAGCGCGGGAGCCTATCCGATCGCGTTGCGGCATGCGCAGAACTGGTGAATGCTGATGCAGAGCAATGGCTAGTCTGGTGCGAACTGAACGACGAGGCTGATGCGCTGTGCGAAGCGATACCCGATGCGGTCGAGATTCGCGGCACGGATGATCCGGACGATAAGGAACGCAAGCTACTCGAATTCATCGCCGGTAAGTCGCGCGTGCTGGTGACGAAACCATCAATCGCCGGTTTCGGGATCAATGCGCAGCGTTGCGCGCGCATGGCATTCGTCGGAGCTACGGACAGTTTTGAATCCTACTACCAGTCCGTGCGCCGTTGCTGGCGCTTCGGGCAGAAGCGTGATGTTCACGTTCATATCTTCCTTGGCGAACTTGAGGGCGCGATCCTGCGCAATCTCAAGCGCAAGGAATCCGAGGCGCTGGCAATGGCTGAAAGCCTGAGCGCCGAAACTCATGATGCCGTAATGGCCGAAGTGTTCGGCTCGACACGCAGCGTCAACACATACAACGCCGCGCACCGCGTGCGCGTTCCATCATTCTTGGAGGCCGCATGAACTGCATTGATCAGGTGATAACGGATCGCTATACGGCGATCCATGGGGATTGCGTTGAGGCGATCAAAGGGCTGCCAGATAAGAGCATCGGCTATTCGATTTTCTCGCCTCCTTTTGCAAGCCTTTATACCTATTCCAATTCTCCGCGTGACATGGGCAACGTTCGCGATGATGCGGAGTTTTTCGCCAACTTCGATTATCTGATAGCCGAACTGGCTCGCGTCATGAAGCCTGGGCGCAATGTCTCGTTTCATTGCATGTTGCTGCCATCTACGAAGCAACGCGACGGCTATATCGGCCTCAAGGATTTTCGCGGTGATCTGATTCGTGCGTTCCAGAAACATGGATTTATCTATCATTCGGAAGTCGTGATCTGGAAAGACCCGGTTACGGCAATGCAGCGCACCAAGGCTCTCGGGCTGCTGCACAAGAGCGTCCGCGAAAACTCGGCCATGTGCAGGCAGGGAATACCAGACTATCTGGTGACCATGCGTGCGCCTGGCGAATGCGAGCGCGTCACACATGCGTCTAACGATTACCCTGTCGATCTGTGGCAGAAGGTCGCAAGCCCAATCTGGATGGATATTGACCCTTCGGACACGCTGCAATACCGCAGTGCTCGCGAGCATGACGACGAAAGGCACATTTGTCCGCTTCAGCTAGAGGTCATCCGTCGCGGGATCATGCTGTGGTCGAATCCTAACGACGTGGTGCTATCGCCATTTATGGGTATCGCAAGCGAGGGCGTCGTCAGTCTGGAGCTAGGCCGTAGGTTTGTCGGCATCGAACTCAAAGACAGCTATTTCCGGCAGTCGGTCGCCAACCTTCAGGCGCAGACGGCTACGTCTAATGACCTGTTTACGGCTGCCGCATGAGCAAGCCAAAGCCGACTCGCAACGAAGGTGGAATCGAGGTCACGCTATGCGGCCGCTGCGGTGACTGGTATCCACCGGACACTGAATTTTTCCCCGTTGTCCGAAACGGCCGTGCGCAGGGATCATGCTGGGCCTGCAGGCGCGAGCGCGAAGCGGAATTGCGCGAGCAGAGGCTAGCCGCATGAGCAAGATCGGCAACATCGCCAACGGCGTGAACCAAGTAGCGCGCGAGGTTTTCGTGGCCGGTATGCGCCAGCCAGCAGACGGTCGATTTGGCGATTTGGCGGTAACGCTAGATATCTACGGCAATGTGGATGCATTCGCGAGCGGTACGCGGACTGGACAATCAGCAATTTGCACTCTTGAGTTACGCCGTTCCCGCGCCGTCCTTGTTGGAATCTACCGCCTGAGCGAAGCATCGCTTACACCACGCGACATCGGCGACGACCTTGAAGCGGCGATGAGCGAGGTGCGGCAATGACTGCCCATCGATACGAATTCGAAGGTGAGCAACGCACAGTCGC